ACGGAGAAATATTAAAGCTGGAAGACCTGGAAGATCCGCTGGACTGCATACCAGAACCACCGCCAACGTTCAGACCCAGAGCCTGATTAACAATCTGCTGGCGCTCAAGTTCAAGGTTGCGCTGAGCATCCAGACGAGACTGCTCAAGTTGCTGTTCAGCAGAGCCCATACCGTAGAGCTGTTGAGCTGCTGCAGCACGTTGCTGAGCTGCTTGCAATCCAGCAGACTGATTTGCTTGGGCTGCTTGAAGAGCTGCTTGTTGGTTCGCAAGATTTGCTTGTTGCTCCATAGACAGCTCTTGACCCATAAGGCCAGTAGCAGCCTCGTACCCCTGAGCGCGGAGCTGAGCTGCACTGCGAGCTGCCTGCTCAGCAAAGCCACGGTTGGTTTCTGCCTCAGCAACGCCATGACGGCTACCGCCAAAAGCTTTAGCCCTAACAGCGGCAGCAGCACCGGACTGAGCACCAAGCTGACGTGAACGCTCAATGTCAGACAGGGTTGTGTCAATCACAGCCTGCTGGAAAGGATTCATATAAGCCTGCAGATTCTTGTTCAAGAAAGATCCCGCTTGAACCTGCTGTGCTTGGATTTGCTGAGGAGTAAGGCCGGTAAGTTCACGAGCAGTACTCATTGCATCTGTCATGCCAGAACTGAGACCAGCAAACTGACGGGCTTGAAGGTTACCAGCTACGCCCTGAGCACGGTCAATGTTCTCAAGCTGCCGCCTGCGCAGTTCTGGATCAAGACCGCTTTGTTGTGTACTGCTGCTTTTACTTTTGCCGCCCATGTTAAAGCTCCTTAGACATCCAGTAGTGGGTTGGCTTGAATGCCATGTTGGTTAGGAAAGTTCGTGACCAGCCTCTGCGGCCAGTAAGAATGATTCTTTGGCAACCCATGTCTTGTGCGAACTTCACAATATGGGGTGAGATGAGTTCCATCTCTTTAATGTCTCCACCTGCTATGAAGACAAGCAGGACTTTCTTGCGTGGAAAATCCTGAATTTCCGTCACTATGGCTGATTTTTCACCAGCCCATAGCGTCATGTTACCAGCTTCAATCTCATCCGCAACATCTTGAAGATTATGCGTGTCAGCGTATTTTAGAGCCGGTAGGAGGTAATGTTCTACTTGCTGTAAAAGCTGTGCCCAGTGGGGAAGTTCACCATTGATTTTGTACTTTTCGTAATCAACAGAACTCACCGCAGACCACCAGCCTTTCCCTCAAGTCGAATGTTACCAACCCGCCAATCAGCATTGTTTACAGCCTCAAGACGCACAGCCAACTGACGACCTGTAATTCGTACAGAAGTCGGGCTGTTGAGCGTATACGGGCCGTGGTTGTATTCAGTTGTGTTCGGGTAGAACTTGGTTCCAAAACGAGCCCTGATATCACCAGCAGTCCTGTCGTCAGGAATCATTCCGGTCATGTGGAAAACACGCTCTCCATCGCCAATCTCAACCGGACCAGACTCTGCAAAGATCGGGCTGGATTCGTAATCCAGGCCAACCTCGTGCTCGTAGATGTATCCAGTAGAAGAGACCCACAGAGGATTGGCAAACACACCACGGTCTGTTCCGCAGGTACGGTCAATCTTGCCAATGGCCCAGTGATTCTCTCGGTAGTTGTACGACACGTATGAGTCGTTCTCGGTGCTGGCTGCGCTTGGATAGAACCACCAAACCTCGCCAAAAGACGAGTTATGGACGCAGTAGATCTTAGATGCCTGCTGAAGGTTCAGGTTCGTGTAAACGTAGTCTCCAACGTCACACGGAAGAGGCTTCACAAAGCCATCGTAAATCCAGAATCCAGAGCGAGACATCCAAACGCAAGCACTGTCGTTAACCGCAACAGCCTGCTTAGAAATGACTCCACAACCAGTACCGGCACGTTCAAACGAGTAGATGAACGGTGGGCCAATATATGTAGAAAGGTGAACATCAACGTCCGTAAAAATCAGAATACTTCCACGAATACGCTTAGCACACTGAATCGTCCCAGAAGTGGTCAATTCAATGTCACCAGCTTGTGTCAAGGCAGTCGGAGTCCAGTTGCTGTTGTCTTCTTGGTCAGACCAAGCAATCTTCCGAGGATTGCCGTCAGCGCCAAGAGCAAACAAAATACGCTCGTCGGTCACCAAAAGACCAGAACAGTCCTCTGGAGAATTGGCAATTTGTACGGCATCAACACCACTGTTGAGCGTCCACTCATACAGCTTGCCGTCAAAAGAAGAGCATCCAACAAGGTACTCCCCCCAAGTATCAAGGCTCCAAGTGGTTGCAGGAGTTACGCCACCAAGGTCAGGACGTGCAACACCATAGGCAAAAGAACCATATGGGCCTTTACCGTAGCCAATTGATGCCTCTGCATCAGCCTTACCGGAAGCAAAACCAGATGGAGTGATGTCAGAAATGGTTCCAGCCTCATTCATGACATACAACCCAGAATGAGTGCCAATGGCGATCCAACGGTCTCCAGAATTGATGCGCCAAACAATAATCCCACGAGCCTTGCCAGTGACAGTAGAGTTTGCACGTTTGCGCCATCCACCAACTGGTCGAATGGTGTTCTCAAACCAACGGACAAGGCTGGACTCATTCCAGCGACCTTTGGTCTGGTAGTCAGTGCCGTTCTTGTAAACGCCTGGCGGGATTTGGAGTGTCAGGAGTGCCATATTCGTTCTCTACTTTGAAGGCATTATGCGGTCAAATTTGAAACAAACCAAACCGTGACAATCACAGATGGAGTGGCAGGAATCGCTGGCGTAGAACCACTGGCCGACACTGCAGGATACTGCTCAATTGACAGCCCAGAATCCGATACACGCCATAGCAACTCAACATAGTCACCTTCATCCAGCTTCAATGCAAAGTTCATTGCAGCAATCAAATGGCTTGGGTCGCCAGTGCTCTTACGGGCTGGCATGCCGAATCTGCTGTTAGATCCAGCAACGTTCGTACCGTTCTTGGCAAACCAGATGTCCACGTTCTGCGAATCATTGGTCGTATTCTTGAACTGGATGCTGAACTGGATGTTGTACAGCCCAGATTGATCAACAACGATCTTGGAAGCAAGTGTTCCAGTGATGGTGGTTGAGCTTACTGTCTGAGAAGCACTGACGGTATACGTACCAGCCCCACCAGGAGTTCCAGTGAGCTGGGCAATGATGTACGTACCTGCCGTAACACCAGTGCCAGAAATGATCATAGATGGCTTCAGAGTGCCACTGGAGACGGCTGTGACCGTCATAGTGGTGGTGCTGATTGAAGCAGTTACGCTGGCCGTATGTGACTGTACAGATACACCGTTTGAGTAATCTGTGGTGTCTAGACGAACATAGTAGGCAACAGCCGTAGAGCCATCAGATTGGTCTGTACTGTCCTGAAATACACCGTGAGGGGCATTCAGGTAGGACATCCCTTTCGGGCCAAGAAGAGATGCAAGATTGTTGTGCAGCTTGATGAAGAAAGTACGAAGACCGCCAATCAGTTGATTGTGGACGTTCTTTGAGTACTGATTGTCACCCACTGGCATGGATGGCACAGCAGGGACATCAAGCTGGTACTTGTCTGCCATCGTTAGATGCCAATCAACTTTTTGAAGAACTCAGCACCAACACCAGGGCCAAGCAAGACGATAGCCATAACCGCATAAATCAGATATTCGATTTTCGTCATGCGCTTATCGCCCTTGCTCAGAGATTCGTCAATGTTGGCGTATCTCTCAGCGCATACCTGCTCATGCGTCATAAGCCTTGCCTCTGTTCTGGAGATCATGTCCTGTTCGGTCATACTGCACCGCCATCAATTACCGAGGAAGGCCAGAGGCTTGCACAGGGTTTTTCTGAGCCTGAATCTGAGCAGCCACAGCAGCTTCGGTAGCTTCTTTGTCAACCTTCTCCCAGACCCATCCAAGGACGGTAGCTTCGGTCAGGCTTTCGTAGGGAACGGTAGGCTCACCGTCGAATGACACAGTGGCGTAAACAGAGCCAGAGAAGTCACCGTCTTGACCAGAGCAAGTCCAATGCACTACGTTAACGAAACCGTCAGCGGTTTTACGATCCATTTGGGTCACTGCCCAGTTGTAAGAGATAGTCATGGTTTTTCCTTTCAGTTGGCTTCCAGCGCCGCGACACGGGCGGTCAGGGAGGTGATGATGGCTTGCTGTTCTTGGATGCACTTCATCAGCGCATATTGCAGGTCGGTCTGGTAGATCGACAGGCGCATCTTGGGGTTGTCTTTAGTACCCCAGTTGCTTTCCATAACCAGTTCAGGCGCTACAGCTTGTACATCTTGTGCCACCACACCCAGCGTCAGGCCGGGGTCTTCTTCCATGTTCTGGTCGATGTAGTTGAAGGTCTGCACAGGGATCGCGCAAATCTTCGACAGGTACTCGCCAGCAGGCGCAAAGTTGGTCTTCTCGCGGCGGTCAGACAGGTTGACGTTGTTGCCTTGGTAGTTATACAAGCCCCCGTTCGAGGCAACATAAAATCTTCCGCCGCTTGTGTCTTCGCAAAACAGAAAGTAATTGCCTGTATTATTTGGCGCGGCGGCGTTATAAGTAACACGCAGCCCGTTAATGTTACTTGTTTTTGTGCTTACGTTGTATTGAATCCAATCAAGCGAAGATTGAACTTCAAACCTACCATAAAGAGAACTTGTCCGCCCCACCAGCAAGTTACCGCTGGAGTCGAGCGTCATCGCCTGAGTAAAGGTGATGGCGTTACCTGCTGTGCCGGAGGGGGCGGTGAAGAAGCGATGCTGTCCGCTAACTTGCGTATACAAAGAAGAAGTACCGTTTGCAACGTAGTGCCATGTACTCCCGTAGTACAAGTTTTGCCCAAGGTTGATCTGGTTGTTTCCAGTCAAGATGCCCCACGTTGTCTGAATTGATGGCAGCGTAGTGCCAGACGTAGGAGTAACCCCCAAGCCGAGGTTGCTACCGTCGAATTTAAGCTCAGAACCAGTCTTCAGCTTTTTACTGCTGTCAAGGTACATGATGGCGCTTGCAGTAGCGCTAGAACCCAAGGCTGTGCCAGTACCGTCAGCATCAAAGATCGCATCAATAGTATCCAGGTTGGTGTTGAGTTTCGTGCCCCACGTATCCGTAGAAGCACCAACTTCTGGTTTGACCAGACTCAGGTTGGTTGTATTGCTATCAGCCATTTTTCACCTCATTCAAATTCGTTTACCAGCCAACTTGGCTCCAAGACTCACTCGTGTCAGAAACAGTTGTCCATGTCTCTGATGTGTCGCCAACTGTTGACCAAGCCTCTGAAGTATCTTGGCCATTTTCCCACTTGTATACACCGTTTGCCACCATCTCAGATGTACACAACATCGTGAACGGAACAACATGGATTCTCTGACCGCTAATAGCAACATCAGACGATGCAACAAACGTGGTTGACTCATTGACGATAACCTGGCTACTGACTTCAATTACTGAATCAGAAGCAATAGAAGCCGCCATGAATGCGACTCTTGTTCCGTCAATAACGATAGTTGAGTCAGAAGTTACGTCAAAAGCGCCAACCGCATATCGCAGCCCACTTGCGTCAACAGTAGATGCGTCAGTGATGTCGGCAGCGCCAACAGCATATCTGAGACCGCTAACGCTTACGGATGAGTCGTCAGCAATGCTTGCTTGGCCAATTGCATATCTCAGACCGGCAATTTCTGCCGTTGATGTACTTGAGATAAGTGCTTGGCCAACCGCATACCTCAGTCCAGCAATAGTTACTGTTGAGGTTGCTGTTGCTGCTACCTGAGCAGAAACAATGGCGTTTCCACTTACGGATACGGTACTGCTTGCCGTTACAGCAAACTCGCCGAGGCTTACCCCGTAGGAGTAATTCCCTCCGCCGTAGTACCCAGAGCCGTAAGCAGCCATCTCAGGTCAGAGTGACAGTCAGAGAACCAGCAGGAATACGGAACACGTCGCCGTCGTTGATCGTGCGAGCAGTCGTCAGCTGAGCCCATGCAATCATGTTGCCGCCAGTGGAGGCATCAAAAATGGCAGCGTGGGTGATCGAGCCCCAGTTACCACCGGAAGCAGGATCAAATTCGATTGCAGCAGCGTTCGTGGCCGTAGTGGCAGTGCCAGACACGGTGATCGTGCCAGTGGCTTTACGGGCATAGCCGCTACCAGAAACTTCAGTGCCACCACCAGTGTCGCTGGGAGCTGCGGTAAACAGACCAACAAACCAAGATGTGGGACGAGTTGCCGAGCCGGTGGTCAGCAGCCATGTGAGAACCAGGTTCTCCGTGTAATTGGTAAATGAAGACATTTATTACCCCAAAGACCGGGCTCGAACAACAGGAGTTGAGGAGACAGACGCCCTTTGATCTGCCAACTCAATGTCTGCCTTGGAGTCTGCGTACATCTGGCTCCAGACGGCAAGACGTTCATCGTCTTTCAGATACGGTGCAGACTCAAGAAGCGCACCGTATAGATACAAGTCTGGGGCATATGCCAGGAGCCAGTTGCTTGTGTTTGTATCACTCAGCGCAGGAATCTTAGCATAGTACGTCAGTTGTCCAGTATATGAAGTATCTGGCGTTCCGATGACTTCAATCTGGCTTCCAATGATGGTGTAGTAGGTCGGTTTCTGAGGAGAAACAATCGTACTTGCCTTGAGTTCGTTTGCCTGCGATTCAGAGACAAACTGCATGTACGTGATCGGGTTGGTGTTCAGGATGAACTCCTTGGCCTCCAACCAGTCAGCAGGATAAGCAAAGTACTGCGAGTCAATCGTCGCAGTAGCTCGCTTGATCATCTGCCTTGCACGGATCTTCCTGTTGAACTTGGCTTCAGCCAAAGCAATGAAAGCCGGGACAACGCTCGTCAGGTCATCCCGGTTCAGATAATCAGCAACTGCGGCTTTGAGACCGCTGTATGTACTAAGATCCATTTGCAGCATCCTTGCAAATCAGAGTGTGTTCGTGCTTGTATTCAAACGTACCGATGTGATGCACATGATGGCTTAGATCATGGTCAACATAGGTCGTGAAACCATTTTCTTTGGCTCGTCGGCAGAACCACACGTCTTCTCCGATATAGCCCTTTGCAGCAGGAACCCAAGGAATGGCAAACCAAGGATATTCCATCTTTTTGTAGACCTCTGCTTTGACAAGCATAACGCCCATTCCGCAGTAATCAACCTCTTCCAGCCCAGAAGCGTTCTCATCAGTATAAACCCTTAGAGCCGACTTCTCATCATTGATGCCGTCACGGGCTCGCATAGCAATGGGTTCAGTGGGGAAACGTCGTTTTGCGTAGTTGGCGCAGACAATGGCCTCATCACGCTCCAGAAGCCTGACAAGGGCTTCCTTGGGGAATCTCATATCGCTGTCAAGCCACAGGGTGTGGGTACAGCCTGCTTCAATGGCGTCGGTGGCCAGATCTTGGCGCTGGGAGGACAGAAGTGTCCCAGAGCTGGTGTAAATCACCACCTTGTTGTTGGTGGTTCCGACTGTGAACCCGACAAGACGGGCAAGGTCAAAAGCAAAACCAGAATTAACGAAATCTCGTGTTGGTACAAGGATACCAATGACATTGGACATTAAACTTCTCCGGGTCGGGTTCTAAAAAGACGGTTGTCAGGATCGTTGAGCCACTTCTTGATGAAAGCTTGGTCTTCAAGTTTTCCTTCGGCCTTCCACTTCATGTACAGCTCCATCGGAACAGAGGCAACCAGGTGCATGTCACCTTTCCAGTTGGCTCGCTCGTCATAAGAGTTGAACATAGCCTTGTTGGTCTCAACAAGCTTGGTTGCATCCACAACGGTTTCGATGATGGCCTCATCGGTGTCGCCGTCATAGTGCCAAATCTTTTTAGATCCAGAGATCGGATCGAAGTCGAATAGTCTTTTGTCCATGTATTAAGGGGGAAGGTTTTTAGCCTCCCCCCTTTTTTCCAGATTACTGGATCACGCTGTTCAGGTCATAAACAGCGCCGTGTGCCTTCTCGTTGTTCACTTTCAGGCCCCACTCGACCACCAGCATACGCTTCTCGGCGTCGCCAGTCTTGGCCAGTTCCACGGTCTGGAACGGACGCAGGTAGGCAACCGATGCGTACTCGGGATCAAGCACGAACACGTCACGCTCACGCTGGAAGCGGTTGGGGACGATGCTAACGTTGCCGAAGTCGCTCACGTAGATGTCGGCAGCAGCCACGATGGTGGAGGGCTTGGCACCAGACACGTTGAAACGCTGACCAGCGATGCCAGCCATCTTCGACAGGTTCTGCTTGTTGACAGGACCGGCCATCACGATGGAGGGCTTGCCGCCTTGCGTCCACACCTTCTGGATGACGTCCTTCAGCAGAGCTTCGCTGAACGAACGCAGGTCGCCAGCGGTTGCATCGGTACGGTCATCGGTCGGGATGGAGGTGTACGACGGATCGCCACCACCAGTGCCTTCGTTGGTGTTGGTCTTCAGGAAGGCCAGCAGAGCGCCGGTCTTACGAGCGGTGGAAGCGTCACCAGCAGCAGCGGCTTGGTTAGCCAGCATGGTGGCTTCCATGTCGCGCTTGATTTCAGCGGACTTCTTGGCCATCTGGTAGCTCAGTTCGCTACGACGACCAGCCTTGTCAACGCTCTCCAGAGTGCCGGAGATGATGACATCTTTACGGCTGATCTGGGTGTAGTTGCCGATACGGGTGGTAGCAGCGGTAGAGGAGAAGCTGGTGATGTCATCGCCTTCAACTTGGGCGTTGGTGGTCACGGCAGCAGCCAGGTCGTCAGTTTGCCACTCGAAGAAAGTGTTCTTGACGTTTTCACGGCCAATGTTGGACATGAAGGGGGTCTCTTCCGGAG